AAATGAACAAGCTCATCCTCTCTTTTTGACATTATAGTAGAGTAGAGCCATTCGGTCATAGCTTGCACAGTGCTTCTTGCTTCGCCCATTGAGTTTTCTTGTCGTCCATACTCACCTTTAACTGTTCTTGAGTTTACTAGATTTTTGAATATTTTCTTTAAATCTTTCAAATGTTTTTGAACTTTAGGCTTTCCATCGAGCGATTTAATTATTTGGTCTAACTTGTTATTAGTCTGCCCTATTTGTTTATGAAAATTTGTTCCGTGAGTTGCATTTTTAGACATGCCCGCTGTATCTAATTTTGCCTCTACATGCTGACGAACCATATCATCCCAAAGTTTAGAGCCGTTCTTAGGGTTACCCTTAATAAATGCATTTCTTAATTCTGTTACGCGCTTAGTGTTTCGCTGATTTGGATCGAAAATAGTGCTGCTAATATTCTTTGTTTGCAGGTCTTTTAAGTTGCCAATTTTCCCCAACTCGTTTTGTTCTAGTTTATTTATTGCGGGCGAGCCTTCCTCGAAAGTAGCTCTTGCTTTTTTATATTCGGGGCTAATGCTATCGAAAGCTTTTACTAATTTCTTTGTTGCCTTTCCGATGAGGTCGGCTTTATGCCTGTCGTTTCCGTCAGCGTTAAAGCTAGAGGCGGCCGATGTTTTTTTAGCGTTCATTATTTTTTTAACTTGATCGGCATACTCAACGCTAAAAGGATTTACATTTTTTAATTTTTGTTTATATTCTGTGGTTTTATTTACGTCTCTGTATGCTTCTTTGATAATGTCATCTTTTAGCAGAGATTTCATTTTTTGTTCTGTTACTTCGTCTTTTTTTGATGCCTTGTAGTGAGGTTCAGCTTTTGCTTGTCGCGCTTTTTTTTCTACTTCTATGGCATTTTTAGCGGCATTTCTAAATTTTATATCTAAATCTTTAATAGGCTTATCGCTAATGCTGCTCTTAAACTCGTCTATTGCTGACTTTTGCAGGTTTTGCTGCTCTTCTTTAAAGCTATTTACTTTGAATTTTGATTTTTTAGAAAAGGGTATCCGTGACTCTATGCCGGCAAGCGTGGGATTACCTGCAGCTTCAGCGGGAGTTAACTTTAGTCCATGCTTCTTCCCCGCTTCATTTGTTTGGCGCGCTATTGTTCTTTCACCAGGGCTTAGTCCTTCTAATAATTCTTTGCTGCGGGCAATTTTCCTTTCAGGTTCGGCTAGAAAGCTCGTATTTATTTCTCTCCCAACAGCCTTTGCGCCTTTCACTAACGGAGCAGCTGCGTTTTTTAAAAGCATTCCTCCCCATTTTGCGCCTGGAATGAGCGCCGCAATCATAGCGCCGAACTCCGCATCATCGATTGCAGCGGGAATCGGGTTTTCACCTCTAGTTAATGCGTTTAATCCTCCTGAAGCCGCCGAGCCACCCGCCATTGTTGCGATTCCTTTAGCGTAGTTAGGAGCTTTGCTACCCATTGACGCAAGCGCATTAATTAACGCAGGCGAGCTTTCAAAGGCTTTTGCGGCCACCTTAGAGCCTAGGCCAAAAGCTGGAATATCTCTTGCAATCGATCCAGCGAATTCACCAATATTGGTGCTCAATGGATTTTGATTAGCTGAATTTTCATATTCATCCGCTAATTCTTGCTTGCTAATTCCCGCATTCCTGCCAAACGCTCCAGGAAGACGCTGTAATAAACTTAAAGTTAAATTATCCAATGGAGAAAACGCATGCCTAGCTCCGATTGTGCCACTTTGAAAGTAATTAAGATCTTCTGGTGCGTTGTAAGGTGCCGCTTGAGCTGGCTCATTGTAATTGCTCATGGCTGAATTAGAGGGATTCATTTTTGGACGGCTCTCACTTGGTTGCCGCCGTCTTTTTATAGCGGCTTCTATTTGTGCTTTAGTGAATGCCATTTCTATCTCCCAGATATTTCCATAAGCTGCTGTTCTAATTCTTCATCTGACATATCATCTAACGCATTTTCGATCCTTTGACTCATAGGCATGTAGTCAATATAATTATTTGCCCCAGAAGGTGGATAAAATCCGTACTCGTTACCGTCAAGTATTGCATTCTCCCAATTTTTCGATCCTGCATACTCATCCCTAATTTGCTCCATGATTGCAGCATTCGCCTCTGGCGTATAAGTAAGGTTCATTTTTGCTTTTTGTATAGCGTCTTGAAGTAGATTTGAATTTTTTCCTGGTTGGTCAGCAAGAAGCTTGACCACTATTTGTGAAGTTATTTTAGATAATGTTTGAGCCGCCGTCGCGCTTTTTTTGTCCTGTAAATAGTTTTTAACAATGTAATTTTTAATAGCACTCTGATCGCCGCCGCTGTCAACAGCATTCTGCAAAATTGCTGACATGCTTTTCCATAAATGAGGATTCTTATTAATAATTGCTTCAAAATCATCTGTAAGACTAAGGATTTTTTTCCCTGTTTGCGCCCTTTCTATGTCTTCATTTTTTTGTTTTTGAAAAAACAACCTTTCTTGATCGCTAATGTCCGTAAAATCAATCGAGCCGTTAGGTAAATTAAAATCAGGAACGTTTGAGCGCTTTTCTTCCAGTTTTACAGCTCTAGCATTATCGCCCATAGACTTAGCAAGTGAAGTCTGAGCATCTTGATTCAACTTGTTTATTTCAGCTATTCGCCTCTCTTCCCCATAATTTTTATTAAGAGCGTTTTCCTGCTCCTGCTTGATTATATTAGCCTGCTGCTCTTCTTGGCTTAGCCGTCTATCGCTATCATCATATTTCTCACCAATAAGCTTCTTACGCATCGTTTCAGCTAAATTTGCTTGTCGCTGGTCGCTTTCTTCAGCTCCCCGCTTGCCTTCTTGATAATTTTTAAATATATCACGCAGCCCCGAAAAATCATTAACAGGCAATTGGGCGCCCAGAAAATTAGGTAAATTTAAAGCCATGCTAGTATCCCCTACCGCCCATCGTCATTGGGTTATATTGAAACGCGTTTGCATTTGCGTAACCTGATTGTTCAGGCTGTTGATGCTGCATTAATTTCGAAAGACCACCAGCGCCCCCAATACCCCCAGAAACAGCCCCCATCAAAGCATTTATAAAGTTAGATTTCTGCTGTTTTTGAAATGAATCACCCTGAAACGCTAATCCAGCTTGAGCACCTAAATTATTGCCTAAAAAATCACCCAATTGTGAGGAAGCTTGAAATCCCTGGTCGGACATATGTTGCTGACCTTGCGCACCTTGATTTTGCAATCCCATTACGTTTTGTAAATACTGCTGCATATCTTGACCTAGCAAGCTACGCACAAGCTCAGCGCGTCCCATCTGGTCATTCTCTGTGCCTAGATTTCCGCCCGATGCAGCGCTATTATTTGCCGCTTGCAATGCATATTTAGATTGCGTTTGATAATTCTGGCTTGGCTCATATCCTTTTTGCATCTGCTGTAAAAAAGCTACAGGGTCTTGCATTAACTGCTGATAATAATTGCCCACATCCTGTCCAGCTTGCTGCCCTTGCTGTATATATGGGTCGTACGCGTCATGCCCAACTTGTGGAATTTGATTTAAATACGGCATAGCTGATTGAGCAGGATTATTGTTTGCGCCACTCACGTTGTTTATCAATCTGTTGCCCGCTCTAAGGGGGGCTGTAGCTATTTTTGATACTGAATTAAATAAACCCATCTGTGTCTCCTAGACGCTGGTTATTGTTTCTATTGTAGCTGGGTCTGCAGTTTTTACTACCAGCTTTGATAAATTTGTGTCAAACCACACAGTGCCAATCGGCATTGATGAAGCGATTGCCGCAATACTAGCAGCGCTCAAATTCGGCACAGTCCATCCGCTATCACTTAAACCAGCCCGTAAAGTTTGATTAAATAATTCGTGATAATTTTCTTGGCTCATGTTTTTAATGTAAGTTGGTATCTTCATGTTATATCTACAACTCCATTGTTAACTATGAAGCGACTCATACCCCAGAACTTAAACTTAAATGTTAAATCATTTGCAGCGCCCATTTTTTCCCACATCAACATGTTTTTACGCTTAGCAACAGGGTTTAATTCGCGTGCCACAGTGTTTCCAAATGTTACGCCACCATCATATGATAAATTTAAATCAACTCGTGGGCGGTAAACTACGGATGCGTAAGCAGTAGCCTGATTGACGGGTAAAGTAGCATCATAATCTTCAGGTACTATAAGCTCTCCATCTTCTGTGTAAATCGGCTCAAGCGTAACGTCAGTGATTAAATAATTATTGTTTATTAAATCTACACCTGAAAAATCAGAATCATTTCCTTGCTCGATAGTCAAAACTAATGAATTTGCGAGAAATCTAGAACTATCATCTTGCCGTAAACTTTGAGTTATTCGCAACCGCGGTATTTCATAAATTAAATCAGGGTCAGCACCCGTAATATTATCATCGTAAGTAGTGTAATTCGTGCTGCTCTCATACATAGACGCATTATTTAATGATAAAAAATATGATTTTTGATTAAAGTAAACTGTGCTAACCGCAGGGTGATAATCTGAATTCTGGTCGCTTAAATTAAAAAACTGCTTAGTTGTAAAATCAAAAGCTAAAGTCATGTTGTCATCAGAATGATAAAAAGTTAACTGATAAAACAAATGACCGTCTTGTCTATAAAACATAGCGGTTGATTGCTCAGGATGTGATAGCTGCTGAAGTAAATAATTAATGCCGTCCGTTGCTATTTCTTCTATGCCTTGGCCTGTGTAAACCATTAAAGTAGGAGAGTTACTTTCATTTACTGCAAGCCACGCTATATATTTATCACTAGACGCAATAGTTGAAACGCTAACGCAACCATAATCAACGTTAATCGTAGAGTTCCGTATGTAGTTTTCTATGCCGCCAACCTGAGTATGTATCTCACAAACAGATGTGCCGAAAACAAGAACGTTATTACCTTGCGAAGGTATGCGTTTAATTGCTATAGCATAGTCGGGCTTTGTTTCTAATGCGAGCTGTGTAGCTTGCGTTATAGTTGTTGGTGTCGCATAAGAATAAGCATACCAGTAAGCGCCCGAACTTGTTCTATTGCCGTTACCAAAAAGAAAAAAAGTATTGTGATAGCATACATAACTAGGAACTAAAGAGGCCGATAAAGCCTGAACAGATAAATTAGGCGCTAGCGAGTGATTGTAAATATAAGCTTGAACGCCATCAACCAAACAAATCTGGTTGGCAATATTTTCATCCATGAAAACATCACCGCTCGTTGAACTTAAATTTCCAATGAGCATGTAACTTAAATTTGCTTGTATTCGATAAACAGAGCTATTCACTACAGCTAAAATAAAGTTTCCGCGTACGCTGCGAAATATTCCACGACCTACACCATCTGGCAATAACTCTAAAACTCTTTTGTACCCAGGGAAAGTAACAAGCCAGGAATCAGATATAAACATATTGTATGTTTTTTCACTGCTTATTTTTGCATAACGACCAAACACAGAGGAGCCGACAACATTAACTGGAACGCGTTGAGACCCAGGGGTGCTTCTAATTGCCATTAGGTAGTCCAGCCTCCTGATAAGTCCACAGATAAGCGATCCCACTAGCCAGGATGTCTATATTCTCTCTAGCAGTACCAAGCATAAGATTGCATTGATGACATAACAATCCTCTTACTTGATTTGTTTCGTGACAATGATCCACAACTAACCTCGTTATCTTTCCAGGCGTTCTACTTTTTCTGGTTTCAGGCTGATTACATAAAATGTCCATCCTTTTCTAAGTTAGCTTACACTCCAACCCTTCCCAAGATTTGCCTGTCCATAGTTTACAAAAGACCCGCCAGTCAATGTACTAGTTTTTTGCATCCGCAAATCTAAAGGGGAAACGCATTTGCTTATATCCATTTCACGTTTAAGCATCTGTTCTCTAAGTGCCATCGGCGTGTCGTAATTATAATTTAGACACAATCTTTCAGCTAAAAGATATTTTAAATAGCTGATATAAAAGCTATCAAATGTTAGGGATAAATCCTCATTTAGCGCTACTGAAGTTAAACCGAATTGTCCCCACAGCTGCATCTGAAAGGCTTCCGAAGGCTTAAAGTATAAGTAGATGGATGAACCTCCTTTTTCACGCTCCAGATGCCAGCTATAAGGAAGGGATGTAACGTTATCAGCTCTTGAACCACCGAAATATTCGATGCGCTGTCTCTTTTGTGTTGAGAATCTAACGTCATTTATAAAAAAAGTTAATGTTTCGACTTCAATTAAATTGTCAATCGTATATTTTTCTTGGCCGATTACTGCCGTGAAGTCGTACATTTGATAGTAGGGTACTTTGTCTGTTTGTACAAACTTTTCCCCTAGTATTTCATTGAGTAAATCAAGCCCCATATTTAACTGAGAGCCATTAACAGTTTGGAAATCTAACGAAACAATACCGCTAGTGTAAAAAGCGTTCGTTATTAATTTTGTTACTGTATATGCCATGGGGCTATCCTTAGCTTTATATTAATTAAAGTGCGTCTAAATATCCTTGAATATTTATCGCAACAGCAGCGGCAGCATTGGATACTAAATAATCCATATCGCCTGACACTCCACAAGGGCATTTCAACATTCCGCTAGCTGCAGTTGATGCAACGGCTGACATGATTGCTTGTCCTGCTGCTGAGCTAGAGGCGCCATCACGTAAAGCAACAGAGCGTAAGCCGCCAGCATCAGCTGTTAGTACTACTTTAACATAAGCTTCTTTGCCTAGCGGTGGAATCGAAGCAGATGAATCAATAGCAGCAAATGTAGCAGAAGCACCAGCGGTAATATCGGTAGCAATCGATGCTCCGTAATACATGTCTCTGTTGTTGCCGTCGCCACGTTGCGAGAAGTCTAGTATTGCAGCAGCGCCACTAGTTAAAACGTACCCGACTCGCCGGAACATGTCATAGCCAGCAGGCAAAACAGGAGCGGTTGCGCTAAGAGATAACATTGCAGCCGATGCATTATAAAGAGTTGAATCTCCGATAATGTGAACAGCATAAAAAGAACTGTTAGCTAAAGCGCCTGTGTCTAAACCGTTTGCGCCATTAACGGCGGCATCGATTGTAACCGCGGCATCTAAAACGATTTGATTTACATTGCTTGAGTTAGCGCATTGTCCAGCAGCTACAGCTACAGTTGTGCCGCTTCCCCACGAGATTTGCAATCCATTTATGTTTGGTAAAAATGGTGCGTAAATTGGTAAATTAATTGCCATCAGTATTGTCCTTAATTTCTAAATTTGAATCACTTACAAGTACAGGTAAGCGTAGCTGTTGCCCCATCTAATTTTATTTATGACGGGGCGTTATACAACATCAAGTACCTGAATGCTAGAGAGGAAAAATCACAGACATTGCATATTCCGGGATAAGCCGTTTTCCCCAAATTGCATCGTGAATCATCCCGCGAGTGTCTTGTCCAAATACGGAGCCATAATACATTCTAAAACTAACGCCTGTATCTGCGTCTGATTTAGTAGCTGTGGCATAAGGGGATTCATCTGGCAATCTTGGCATTGCTAAATAAAGCGGATCGCCTGCAGTGATAACGCCAGCTCTGTGGCTTGGTAACACTGTGCATTGCATGCCAGCAACGATGGGAACATTTAAGTTCTGATCGTTAGCAGCGTTAACTTGAAGCGGTGGATATACGCTCACGTTTACGTTAGAAGCGCCATCGCTTGCAGCATCGGCTGTAGAACGAAATTGAACGGGGACAGCTGAAACATGATGGCCGACAAAACTACGGAAACGTAAATTTGGTTGCCCAGCGACTCCATCACTAAATTGAAATTTATCAAATTCTTTCACCATTGATGCATCAACACCAGGTGCACCTGATGCTAAGAAATTAATTGCAGTCACGGCGCCATTTGCATCTAAAGTTGTAGAGACAACTGTTAAAGTTAGCGCGTCTTGTCCTGCTGAACCTGCGGTATGAATCGGTAGCAAGTTTGATTGCATCCAATCGCATCTGCTGAATTCGCCTAATTCCCAAGAGTTAGCAATTTCATCATTTCGTTTCATAGCGAATTGATTTAAGCCGCTATTAACGATTGCTGGATAAGCTGTATCTTGCAAGTAACCTTTAGCCATACCCTTGGCTGAGCCATAGTTTCTAAACAACGCCAAAGCGCTTGCAAGTTGATTATAGCTATTGATTGGAGTAACGCCATCGCCGTAGAAGCGGTAAGGCGCAGTGACACATACTTCTGCAATGTCTGCTTCAATTTTAGCGCTTAATTCTTCTTGTGCTGATTTGCCAAAATTCATCATATAGTCTTCAACGTTGAAGATGAATTGACTTGCAGTGAATGCATAAGAAACAGAAATAGCTTGGTCGACTGTTAGAGTTTCTACGCGTTGCTCTGCTGATTGAAAAGATGCAACAAGGCTATTTGTGGATGTGAAACGTGGTGGCAAAGAGAAGCCGACTGTATCGCCCCTGTTTGCTTCTAGTTTTTCAAAATCTTTAAATTTGGTATTAGCTGACGATACAAAGCAATTTAAATTTTGTAGATACTGAAGCCCCGCATCTTGATAAGTTTGAACTGTTTGTAAAATATTGTTTGGCACGGCCATATGTCTATCCTTTTATAATGAATAAAGACACAGGGGGATGCGCTAGCCTCTCAGCCACGGAGCTCTTTTATAATCTTCCGAGCTCATCACCCCCGTATCGGTTCCTACTGAAGAAGCTTTCATTCTTGATAGCGGCGCCTGGGCATTTTTTTCGTTCGTCATAGCTTCGCGATTTTGCTCAATAGAAGCCGATAGTTTATTTAACATTTTTTGCGCGGCTTCTGGGTCGCGCTGTGCAAAATGGTCTATCATCGCTAGCTTTTGTGGATTTTTTGACAGCTCATACATAATGTCTGAGGTGTTATCCATGTGTGACGCTAAAAATACCAACTGTGGAAAGGACGATGGATTAAATGTGCCTGTAATTTCTTCAAAATCTGGATACAGTTCTTTACCTGCGTCCATTTTTGTAAAGAATTTTCCCGCAACATCTTCCATGTGTTTTTGTTGTTGTTGCTGTTCTTCTTTTTGCTGCTTATCTTTTTGCTCAGCTTGCAGCTGCTCCATAATTTGTTGTTTTATAGAGTCAGGATTAACGCTTTGCATGCCGCCGATAGATGACTGTTGTTGAACTTCTGATGGTTGTTGTGACTGCATATTTTCCATTTTTTTCGTCCAAATTTCGTCATTTTCTTTGCGTGCTTTTTCAGCAGCTTCCAACTTTTCCTTTTTCACAATTTCGTTAACTCGGCTTACAGGTAGAGTTTTTTCAATTACCTCTTCTTGTACAACCTCATCAACTTGCTGGCTATTCTCTGTCATGATTGCTCCAACTATTTCCCCGTTACGGTGGTTACCTCTTAACGCTGAGTGCGGCCATTTTTCCCGATGGCTCGGTATAAACCTGATAGTTTTTGTGCATCAGTTCACATACTAAACAAGGGTAACTCAGCAAAAAACAAGGTGAAAGTTGGCTAAAATTAGTAGAACAATGTAAAATGTTTGTGGAAGTGCAGGGAAGCCATTAAAAGTTTTTAACAAAAGGAAATTGTATGAGTGATTCATTGCTTGTTTACACCAGAGACGCTATAAAAATGCTGGGCGTATCGGAAACTAAATTTCACGAGCTGCGAAAGCGTGATGATCTTCCGAAAGCGCGAAGGCCAAATACAAAGCGGCCGATGTATCTCAGAAAAGAGATAGAAGATTGGGTGAATAATCTGGAGGTTGATTGATCGTGGAAGATAATCAAAAAAAAATATCTTCTCGTGTTCAGTGGAGAGCCGACAGAGATTTAGAGCAGTTAAGAATCAGGCGTGAAATAGAGAAAAAGATTTTAAGCGTATCAAATATATTTTTGAGGCGGCGGTTACCAAGAAATTTAACGGCTGCTTGGAAAATTGGTGGCCTGTTAGATAATACTAAGTGCATAGAGCGCAATTACGGTGCTAGAGAAAAACAAGGGGAATAAGATGTCAGTAAAAACAAGCAAAGAAAAAGAGAAGTTAGCAAAAGCTAAAGAGAAAGAGAAGTTAGCTAAAGCTAAAGCAAAGCCGAAAGCTAAAGCAAAGCCGAAAGCGAAAGTTGAAGCAAAGCCGAAAGCTAAAGCAAAGCCGAAAGCGAAAGTTGAAGCAAAGCCGAAAGCTAAAGCA